GAAAACTAGCAGATATTATGAATATTATATTTAATACTGATATGGACTGTGTCAATGCCGTCATCATCGATATACCTCGATGTAATAGAAACGGCGTTAGTTATGCCTCGATAGAATGTATGTTAAATGGTATGATTACCAACACTAAGTACGAAACTGGTCGGAAATTTTTTAATCCTCCAAATGTTCTTGTGTTAAGCAATTTTTACCCTGATATTTCTCAATTATCAGAAGATAGATGGGACATTATAGATCTAAATGAAAATATTTCTGAATGTCCCTAGACTGGGGAGGCAGGGCGTCGCCCCCCGCCTCCTCCCCAGACCCCACCCACGGGGGTGCGGATTTGATTTCCTTTTTGAATTCTTTTTAGAATTTTTGTGATTTATTCATTATTTTTTTTTATTCAAAAAAAATAGTGCGTTTAAAATTAAAAATTATTATGTTATATATATATTATGCGTTTTGATATGTAAGTGTGGTATTTAATTCTACTCTGGCTCTGATGACATCAGCGCGGTTGGCTACTGAATTGTCAATATTAAAGCAACCCATAGCGCAATATACTCTTGCATTAGTAGGGGTTGTAGCAGCGTCATCATAGATGAGCGTAGCAGGTAATTTTAGTCTTTGGGACTTCATTACCATGGGGACATAGCCTGGGATAGAATTTACACCGACGAATTGTTCGACTGTTCCGACAACTTGTTTTTTTTGTGATGGATACATTTTATATACCTTGTATGAAAGGATATTAAAACTTTCCTTATTAAATGGGAGTAAGAAATCATTTATATTTGTGAATTCTGTGTTTGTGGCTCCGTAATCTTTTATCGTATCGTTGATACTCGAGCCTCTACTGTCCTTGCGGTTGTAGAATAACACGGCAACCAAAAATGGTATGCCTTCAGGTGTGTTATTATTAGCGACTACAGCATCAAGTGGTTGAGCGTAGATTACATAATTAGCAACTAAAGATTTAGTTCTTACTTTATTACCTATTCTTTTATCCTCTTCTTGTCCAAAAGTAATAGGAGGAATTATATTCGTGGTAGTTAAACCATAGTTAGACGAAGTATTGTCTATACCGAATCCACGAATAAATCCTGTAGTTAATACACCCTGAGTGGATGCTATAACTGATACTTCTTGTTTGTCTTGAATCTCGCGATCAATTGCTTTTTTTACATAATTTTTAACTTTGAGGGGAACTTTAGCATTGGCTTTACGTTTTAAGTAAGCCTTACGATTTGCTTGGCGTTTGCGCCCTCTAGGGGTTTTGAATTTAGATTGCATTTTTTAAACTTTTTTGTTCTTATATATATTATATGCGAAGTTATTCTTATACTCTTTTTTTTAGTGCGTTCAAAATAAAATAATTTTATATTTTACTAAGGTATAGGATGAAAAAAAATAGAGAGAATAGAGATTTGATTGAAGGTAATACTAGTCTTCAATCAAATCAACTAAAGAAGTGGTTTTTTACCTGGAACAACTATGATGTTGGTTATCTTAAAACATTAGAGACTCGTTTTTTTGAAATTTGTGAAAAAGGTTTATATCAGTCGGAAGTCGGTGACGAAGGAACCCCCCATTTACAGGGTGGTTTATGGCTTAAAGAGCCTATGAGATGGACAGAGTTTGGATTACCTAAAGGAATCCACTGGGAAAAAATGAAAAGTGAAAAAGGTTCGATGAAATATTGTAATAAGACTTCTAAGGATGGTTGGGACGGAAAATTCCGATGGTCTCATAATATGCCTAAACCTCTGAAGATTATCGAGAACCTTTTTGAATGGCAAGTATTGGCTAAAGATTACTGCATGGGAGAACCCGATGGTAGAAAAGTTAAATGGATTTGGGACGAAATAGGTAGTAAAGGTAAAAGTGCTTTCTGTAAATATATGGTCGTTAAATACAACGCTGTATGTATCCAGGGTGGAAAACTAGCAGATATTATGAATATTATATTTAATACTGATATGGACTGTGTCAATGCCGTCATCATCGATATACCTCGATGTAATAGAAACGGCGTTAGTTATGCCTCGATAGAATGTAT